AAGACGCGAACTGTTGTATTGAAGAGTGGTGATATATATCAAAAGCCAAAGCTATCAGCGATTCGTGCTGAAACCATACGCCGGTCTAAGGCGAATTGGGCATTTGCCGCACGAATAGACAGGCTTAAAACGCCCGAGGAATTAGGCCCACAACGTTCAATTCGACAACAAGCAGAAGCCAAGGCTCGTGTAACCTATTCCCCCAAAGGGAGAACCGAGTCAGCACGTCAGCGTGGTATAGGAAACACCCAATTCATGCCGCCAGATATTAGTGAACCACCACTATCAGCAAATGCGGCTGACCGTAGGGCAGAAAGAGCCAGGAAACCTACAAACTGGGGCGAGAAAGCTACTCTCAATCGCTACAACATGGCTTTAATGTTGGAAGAAATAGGTGAAATTGAAGCCGCCGATAAGGTTATTGGATTATCCGAAAAAGCGATTTGGATGCTGGTGCGTCAAGGTTTCATGGAAGATTTGGAAATCTATTATCCTCCAAAACAAAGAATCAACAAGAGAACAGGTGAACTTGAATATGACCGTCCAGAGACACTTGAATTCGCTCCAGTAACCGACTGGGAATCGCGCGTTGATTCGGTCGCAAACGTGAAAGGTAATATGCGATGAGCTGGGTTGCAGACTTTGAGACAATAACAAACCCGTCTGACTGTAGGGTTTGGGCGTGGGCATTATGTGATATTGAATTGCCTGACAATATTGAATACGGTATAGACATTGAATCATTCATAAATAAGGTGTGGAAGCTGACAGGTGACATATATTTCCATAATCTCGCCTATGACGGTAAATTCATCATTGACGCGCTTATGCGTCGTGGATGGCAACATATGAAGGTTCAGCCGTGGGAATTGCAACGTGGCGAGTTCACCACGCTCATTAGCAAGTCGGGTAAGTTTTATCAGATAGTAATTCACACACAGCGCGGTTTCGTCAGCTTCAAGGATTCATTAAAGCTATTGCCAATGTCAGTTAAGCGCGTGGCCAAAGCGTTCAATCTTCCCGACGATGAACAGAAAGGTGAATTAGATTATGACGAGTTCAGACCCGTGGGACACGAACTTACCAACGAAGAAATTGGTTACATCAGAAACGACGTGCTTATTATTGCGCGTGCTTTGGCTATCGAGTTCGATAAAGGACTCAATAGACTCACAGCGGGTAGTAACGCTTTCCACGCTTATAAATCCCAATTTAAGGAATCAAGATGGAATAAACTATTTCCTGTCGTCAACATAGATATTGACGACTTTCTTCGTCAAGCATACAAGGGTGGTTTTACTTACGTCAACCCTAAATACAAGGGCATTGACGTTTACGATGGAATCAGCGTGGATTTTAATAGTATGTATCCATCTATGATGCTGCAATACGATTACCCGATTGGCACACCAATACGATTTGAGGGCAAGTATAAGGCAGATGAACACCGTCCATTATATGTTCAAGAATTGACGTGTTACTTCGACCTGAAGCCAGACAAGGTGCCAATGATTCAATTGAAGGGTAACTGGGGATATGGATTTCATGAATATGTTGAACACGTTGACGAGCCAGTGAAATTGGTTCTCTGCAATATCGACCTGGAAACATTCTACGACTCATACGAGGTGGACGTGCTTTCATATAATGGGGGATATATGTTTTCAAGTGCTCGCGGCCTATTCGACGATTATATTGCTGAGTGGCGTGCTGAAAAAGAGTCAACAACAGGTGGCCGTAGAGAAATTGCTAAGCTTATGCTCAATTCGCTTTACGGTAAATTCGGCACAAATCCAGACGTGACTCCAAGAATACCTGTAATGCGAGATGGAATTGTTGATTTCGAGTTAGCTCAAGAAGAATTGCGCGACCCTATATATTTGCCTGTTGCAATATACGTCACGGCCTACGCTCGAAAAACCCTTATCGAAGCCATTAGTAAGAATTGGGATAGGTTTGTTTATTGCGACACGGATTCTATGCACCTATTGGGATTCGACTGGCCCGACAATATTCCACTCGACTCTAAGAAATTCGGTCACTGGAAAGTTGAAGGACAATTTACTCGCGCCAGGCACTTGAGAGCTAAGCAATATATTTGGGACTTAAATGGGCCAGTAACGGTTGCTTGTGCGGGTATGCCAGATAATGTTAAAAAACTTTGTAATTTTGAGAACTTCCATATCGGTTTCAACAATCTCGATGAAAATGGAAACATAATACCAGGTTGCGGAAAACTAATACCACGAGCAGTTCCAGGTGGTGTTGTACTAGAACCTAGACCATACACGCTACGATAGCGTGGTATAATAGAAGCTAACGGTGAGTAACTTTCGCTAGCTTCATAAACTGAATGGCACTCCTCACGGAGTTCGGTGCGATTGACCAATCGGGCGAGACGAAATTGCGTAGCTGTTAAACCCCGGTGGGGTTGATTTATTTCAACCCCACCACTAAACTTAAGGATAACATGAGTATTAGAGAGAATGGGCGGCAATCGCCCGAGCGGCGTTCAATGCTTCGCCGCGAAAAATCGGGATGGGAAGATGATGATGATGACCCCGGTAGTCCAGAACAGCGCCGTGAACAAAATAATGGTGCGCGTTCAGCGAGCCGTGGTTCTATGAAATCGTCAAGCCTAACGGACGCGCAACTTAAAGCGCCAGCAGCGGCAGGATATATCGCATAATGGCCACAATGGAAGAGATAATCGCAACTCTCAATGCGACAGAAAATTTGGATGACCTACCCGGTATCGTTTCAACACTCCAACAGGTTTGGGGTGATTACGAAACCGGGTCTGCTGCCGCGTTGACACAATTGCGCGGTGAATACGAAACCGCTAATGCTGAGCAGGTGCGTTTGCAGGCGGAATTGTATAAGATGAGTGTCGCCCTTGGTGAAAATGCTAATCCACCAAAGGACGCTGAGCCAGAGGCACCCGCCGAGGCTGACAAAATAACGGCGGACGAAATACGCCAATTTAGAATAGGAAGGTTAATGTAATGGTTGCAAATGCCCCGCTTGAATTGGCGAGTACGTTCAGCAATGACCGCATTATGAATATGGTATGGGATGCCGCCCCACTGGATTATCAGTCGCGGATTCCCCATGCTACACAAGGAAATATCAGAGACGTTATCAACACGCTGGATTCATTCCGGCTTGACTGGAACGTCTTTATTGACACGTTGCTGAATGGCTTGGTGTTGGATATTTATCGCAATAATATGTTCGAGAACCCCCTGGCACAGTTCAAGGTTGGACGTGTTATTGAGAATGGGACATGGATTCGTGAAATCGCATACAACCTGCTTAAGGCACGTCGTTATGATTTGCGCGCGACCGATGTGTTCGATATCGAAGAGCCTGAACTTATGGCAAACTTCCACCGTCAGAATCGTAAAGACCGTTATGAGCTTTCGATTTCCGAGGATTTGTTGCGTCAGGCTATGTTTGCTAATCCACAGAGCGGTCTTGCTAATTTGATTAGCGGGATGCTTCAGTTGCCTTTCAAGTCTGACCAAGTTGACGAGTATATTATTATGCGTCGTCTGTTTGGCGAGTATGAGAAGCGCGACGGTTTCTATAATGTGAACGTTGACGATATTGCCACAGCTACCGATAAGCGTGCTGTTGGCCTGGACACGATTCAGAAGATTCGTGAATATCTGTTGCTGTTCCAATTCATGTCGCGTGACTATAACGCGGCGCGCGTTCCTACTAACACAACCGACCCGGTATTGTTTGCAACTCCGCAATGGGTTTCTAATATCGACGTTAACGTGTTGGCCGCTGCCTTCAATATGGAAAAGGCAGATTTCCTGGGTCGTCTTGTTGTTGTTGACCATTTCGATTTTATTGACGAGGACGAGCCTTATAAGACGCAGGCGTTGCTTGCCGACCCGCAATGGTTCGTTGCTGCTGATACGCGTGTGCTTTCCACGTCGCTTTTCAATCCGAAGAACCTTGTCACTAATTACTGGCTGCACCGCTGGGGTATTTACAGTTGCTCACGTTTCGTGAACGCTGTTCTTTTCTCAACGCGACCTGATTCGAGGGAAACGATTAACATGGTTAGTCCGTCTGCCGCAACTATTTATGGCCCGTTTGTTCCTGGTTCTGCTTGTCAGTCACCTGATGGTTCATGGACGGGCACCGACCCGATTACCGGGGCGCTCAACGTCGCTAACGGTACTGGTCTTATTCTTGGTGGGCAGGTTGAATTCCGTTCAACTCTGACACCATATACATTGAATGGTGGTAAAGGTACTGCTAATCAGTCTACCGAGTGGACAATTTGCCCGACAGGTAACCCCTGGTCTACCAATACCGCTATTTCTGCTGAGGGTATTTTGCACGTCGCAACCGATGAGCAGATGACTCCGTTGCAAATTGCTGGCCACGCGGTTGATAATCCGTTTGTGGTTGGTACAAGCTCGCCGTTGTCGGTGTACGATATGACAGCTAATCCTCCTGCTGTTATTGACACACCGTCATGTGTTGATGATGGTAACATCGAAGAGGACGGCGACCTGGAAATCGGCGAAGCGTAGTAACCGATTAAATTAGGAAAGGGGTAGTGCCATGCAATCGTCAGCAGTATGGTTGCCTGGCACTACCCTGCACCTTCACAGAGTTAATTGGGGAAGCGATTACGCCGACGTGGTGAATTGGACAGACCAGTCCATGAAAGACAATTATTTCGCTGGCCTGGATTCAACCGATTTCATAATGCCTGACAATCTCCCATATACTTATATCCGCCCGGGTCAGCCTATTGACCTCGGTATTCGATTCAACGTGGTACAGAATTTCAACTACATAGTCGTAGACAACCCTATCCTGCCGCCCGGTAATATCGAAACCACATATGAAGGTGACTTTCATCGCAAATACTACTATTTCATTACAGCGTCTGAGTATCTCGCGCCAGACACAACAAGGATAGTTGTGCAGCTTGACACCTGGACAACATATTATGACACAACCGTTTTCGGGCAAGCGTTTGTCACGCGCGGACATTTAGGTATTGCTAATAGCAACGCCACAACCGACCCGGCATCGCTGCGACGTTACCAGTCAGCTAACGAAGGCTTAGATGTTGGTTCAGTATTGGCACCTGTAGCACAAGACGCATGGAATTTATATGCTGACCAATCTAATTGCGCCGTGACTCTGGAATTGGGGCCAATATCGTGAGCAATGTTACATCTAGTGCAACTCACGCCAATGGCGGAGATATGCTATATTTCGCTGGTACGGGATTTATTCCTAATTCAACGGTATGGATGCAGGCGGCTATTGGCTGTGATTATTCCGTTCCACCGTCCGGTTCCGTGAAAGCTGACCCTAACGGTAATTTTCTTGAACTTGATGCTGTAATGATTCAAGAACCAAACAATCCCACGTCCACAACTTATTACTTTTTTAACGTCACAGGTTCAGACGAATATGGTAATCCCACTGGCTCAACTAACTGCACTCAAGTAACTATTACCGTAGGTAATCCTCCGGCAACAGCAGCGTTCACACCACAAGTAACACAACCAACAAGTGTTGCACAATATATGGTGAGTGGTTTTAATCCGGGTGTTGATGTTTGGTACATGGAAACAGATGCTGGGCCAAGTGTGCCAATAAATTCGGGTGAACAACCAAACAGCAGCGGGCAATTGTTTAGTGTTAACGGTGTAGGAATTCAGGGAAAAACCAACGGCACATACACTTACGAGTTTTTCCAGAAAGATAGCAGCGGAAACACAACAGTAACCGCGAACGCAACACTTATTATTGGTGCAACAAACAATCCTGGTGAACTTGACCCTGGCACAAACAATCCTATTTACGGTGGAGGCACACCACCAGCTATTCTCGGAACTAAACAAGTTTGTAGTGGGCCGCTGATTTTCTTCGCGTCAACAGTGAATATGCAGGGTGATTACGGTACTATTGAAGCGCCGAATCTGCAAACATCGGCAGGTTGTATTGTGGCAGGTGTTCCTCAAGGCGCAGAGATTTGGGCAATGACCCCTGAAGTTTATCAGGCTTTTCTTTACGCAATTAGTGAATACCCGTGGATTAGTACCAACATTCAACAAATTTGGGCATTTCCACAGGGATTTGTTGACCTCGGTTCACCACAGGCCATGAATATGTCTGGACAGGTGAACCAACCGTTACTGCGCGAACAAGTATTTTATCGCCCCACCAACGGACAAAGTAAAACATTTCACGGTTTCACCCCAATAGCATCATTGTTAAATAACCTCCCATTAGAGTATCAGAAGGTTAAAAAGCTCCTTACATATCCGTTCTCGGTGATTGAACTTAATGGGCCAGACGGTAATTCTACATATTATAAACCCGAATTGCTTTCGTCTGCCTCAGCCCAAATAAATTATGTGTCCAATCCTGTATTGCCGTTCGCTCGTATTGGATTTTGGATTCCTGGATATGGTAATAACGGCGCAACGCCCGTGACCGTCAATCAGTCATGGGAAGGTGCGGGCGGTATTCAATTCGGTGCAACGCTAACCTATGACGGCGATACCCTCGACAGTGCGCTATGGTTCAGCAACTGGCCCCAGCTTTCACTATTGAATAATAGCTATGAGCTTTACGCCGCAAATACAGCATATACTCGTGCATATTCGTATGCCAATGCCGGATGGCAGAAAGACTTAGGAACGCGCAATTATCAAACACAATTCAATAACGCGATGACTAATGCTAATGCAGGAATGACTAATAGTGTTATTGGTGCTGTTGGTGATTTCGGTGCTGACATAGCTCGCGGTGGATTAAAACCTGGTGGAATCATCGGGGGTATCATTCAAGGTGTGTCCAACGTTGCGCAAGGTGCCGTTTCGTATGGAGCCGCCGTCAACGTGGCAGACAATAATCAAGCACTCGCACAATTCGCCGTCAGCGGCGATTACCAGATGGCCATCATGGGTATCAACGCCGCTGTTCAACAAGCGCAGATAGCACCACCTTCTCAATCTGGCAACAGGGCTGGTGACGGTTTTGGACTTGGTGCTGCAACCACAACATTACGGCTTATGATTAAGTCAATGGTGCCGAACTTTATCCATATTGTTGGTGATTATTTCCTCCGTTTTGGAATAGCGATACAAGAGTTTATGCAATTACCCTCTAACCTAGGTTGTATGACGAAATTCAGTTACTGGAAATGCCAGAATGTAAACATTACATCGAGTTTTGGAAGCGACACAGACCGTCAAGTGCTATCTGGTATACTAGAGAAAGGCGTTACGATATGGAACGACCCCTCATACATAGGAAGAACAGCACTATCCGATAACGAAATAGTGCCAGGATACAGTTATTAGGTGAATTATGGGCAAGAAGGTATTACCGGACGGCCGCGAACCGCTGCCCCTTAACGTGGCAATGCAAGGTTACACGCGAGCGCGAGCGTGGCAAACAGCACACGCCAATAACGTCACATTCGATTATTGGTTGCACCGTTTGCGTACATTAGCTATTGCTTCGTTCGAGTGGCTTAATGTTCCCGATAGTATCGACCCACGTTTTATCGAACTATGTGAATTGGATTACGGACTTGGTGGTTTTTTCGATATGTCCGGCGAAGGTGACGAAGGATTTGGTGCATATGCGTTCGCTCAAGCAACCCCTCTTAACAGGCTTAACCTGTATTGGAATCCTAATAGGGTGCGTTTTATTCCTGCTAACGGCGGTGGGGGTTGGATTCGTAACGCTTATTTCTGGACTCAAGCACACAGAGATGGGCTTACTGTAAACAAACCTGACGCTGTTGTTATGTGGGACAACATGAATAGAATTCCAATATTGCCCATTCTTATGACATACGCATATCGACTGGCTGATATTGACCGCACAATTGACATGAATATGCGGGCGCAGAAAATGCCCTACATTATCTCAGTTCCCGAAACCCAGCGGCGCGATGCAATACATCTTTATCAACAGGTTGTTGGTAACGAGCCGCTGATTATGAAAAACAATAGTGCTGCATCGTCTCTGGAATTGACAGTGCAGCAAGCTCTCGCACCTTACGTCGCACATGATTTACTTGCCGACCAAGCCCGTATTTTTAATCAAATTCTTTCACTATTGGGTATTGACAACTCGAACACTGAAAAGCGTGAAAGACTACTCACTAACGAGGTAGAATCTAATGATGAAGAAATCATGCTCATGCGAAGGTCACGTCTATATAACCGGCAACGCTTTTGTGAACAAGTCAACGAGCGTTTCGGTTTGGATATGGACGTGCGCTATTGGGCCGGTGAATCAGACGCATATGATGATACTGAACAGGGAATGGAAGAAGTAAATCCCGACAGTAATATTGACCAGAACAGCGACCCGGCTGTTGAAGGTGGAGCAGGAGGCAACAGATGACAATTAACTTAGATTCTTGTGCAGGCACAGCCACACCTAAATTCAGCGACCCGCAAAATTGGTTTCCTGACGAACCGTGTGGAATTATTCCGTTGCTGCCGGACGACGGCCCAGCAAATGATTGTGGTATAGATATTGGTGCGCCCACCGTACCAATTGACTCTAAGCGTTATCTTTACGGCCCACCGTCACAACAAAGTCTTGTGCAAACAACATTCGGGCCACGCCTCATGGATTTGTATTCCTACGGATACGATATTGGATTGTGTGATTATCCTATTTACGATGAGGCATTTCGTCCCGTACTGAACCGCCTAATCAGTGACCATTTCTATATGCGCGAAATCGGAGCGGAAACAATACAGATGTTTGTATTCTTTCTGAACCGTACCATGCGCGAAAATATGCCGCTACTCAACCCAGTGTTCAAGCGTCTCGCCGACCCGAATTATGACCCATTCGCCGAGGATATGAACACAACCTATTGCGGCACTAATCAAGGACAAGCTAATGGAACAAGCAACGAAAACTCTGCTTCAGACGCTGTTGCATCGAACGCGCCCCAATCTAATCTTGCCGCAGGTGGCGTCCCAGAAGGTGAAGCAGGGACAACACCAGTCAGAGCAAGATATGGTTATTGGAACACAGGACAGTTTGGAGATAATGAAGTTCATAGCGCAACAGAACAAGACACAGAATCATTAACCCAATATGTCCAAAACCGTCACGGTTCTAATATGCTCGGATTTCAGATGATGCAATACTATCTGCAAGGATATATGAATCCGCTCAATATGCTGTTCGAGATACTCGAACCATGCTTCTCACAACTATGGAGCGACCATTTTAACGGCGTGTAAGGTGGTATAATAGAACTATGACTGATAACCCGTGTGAACCTTGCAATCCTTGTGGGACAACTCCCGACCCGTGTTTGCCTGACGGGCCACAATTCAACATCGCCAATTTTAATGATGGCGACTGCACGAATTGTGGGGACTTTTCACCCGATAGAATGAACATCGGATACCGGACATTCAACACCGACCTTTCCGATATTCTCAACTCGGGAATTAACTACGAGCGCAAACTCGATATGTTGGCTCAATGGATAAAGTATTTGCGTTCAACAATCGCATACTGGATTTGTGTATTCGATAAGAAACTTGCTGCACTACAGGCGTGGGTGTTGGATTTGCTGAGTAACCTAATTCATGGTGGAAACGGTATCACAGCAACCTATGACAGTTCCACAAACACTTGGACAATTAGCTCTAATCTTGAAGCTGGCCCGGGGATTACCATAACACCTAATCCCGACGGTTCACTTGAAATTACTAACAGTGACCACCAGGCCGTGTTGGATTTGGAACAATGCTGCGATGACGTTAAAAACCAGCTTGCACACCTGATTAAAGCAGGAAGTGGTATTGACGTGGAATATGACACCGCAACCGGCACTTACACTATTAGTAATACTTGTTGCGCCCCTACGATAGTTGGCCCTGGTAGTGTGGTGCCTAATCTATGGCAATTTACAGATGTAAGTGATATTGCGTTTATGAACGCTCACGATATTGACGGTAATCCTATCGGTGGCGGTGCAATAAATGTTGAAATGAGTGACGGTAGTTTCGTTTACGCTGTTGCTGAAGATTATCACTGTTTTAGTGGTATCGGTACACCTGGATACGGTAATCCTGACCAATCAAAGACACCTATAGATAGTATCTCTGTTTGGTATGCTGCTAGTTCTGCCAGAAATATAGCTTATCAAAGCGGTGTATTAAACTGCCCGTTAGACATTCAGCATCCGGGACTAGTTGTACCTTTCCAGATATGTCCACCACGCTCATGGCTTGCTACAGTTAACGGTCAACAAGTACCTGTTGCACCTAAATCACCTGTGCTTATTCCGTGTGGTTATTCTAGTTTAATTGGGACTTGGCCTGAGCCTACATATCCGGGTGGTATTGCACAATGGGAAACTGATTGGTCAACGGGCACTAATCAAGGATTGCGTCCCACCACTTATCCTGCAACTAATAAAGATGGTATGCTACGGTTTAATACTGATGGTTCATGGGATTTAATCACAATGCCCTCTCTCCCGCTCAATTGGCCGCCAGCGGGCCATCTGCAAGACACTGATACGACCTTCCTTATTAACGGAATGGTTTGGACTACACCTGACGGGCAATCATTTGACCCTGACGACCCATGCAACGGCGACCACAATAATACCGACGCTTATTATAGTATTCGTATCGACCTAGCGGCATTTAGCGTGTCGCTATACCCAATTTAAGATAAGGAAAATATAGTGGCTGGTTTCTTTCCATTCTACGACCCGGTGACAGGATTCCCTCTCGACCGGAGGTTCAACATTCCCGAAGTATTCGGCAATTCGCTGAGCTATCTTGACCAGCAGGCACGGCTTGCGCAATGGATACTTTGGCTGCGTTCAGTATCTGAAAAGATTATGAAATCCAGCGAGTGTGAGTTTGATAAACTTGAGGAAGATATTAAAAATGTAAACACGCGGATAGATGAACTACCAACACCAACACCACAAGAATTGCCAACAGTTTACCGACACCTAAATGACTATATTATAAGCGAGCCGTTATCTGATGGGAATTATCTAATAACAATGTGTTTGTCTTGGCCCGGTGGGATGCTACAAGAGTTATCACCACAAACCTATATGGCCCCGGCGGTTGGCATACAATTCGATTTTACTAAGCCTGTAACGGTAATGAGCGATGTTCTGTCAATGGGTGAATTTTCGACAGGAACTAGTACCTCTGTCCAACTTTCTATACCTAATATGCCGGGCCCAGAGGGTATTTCATTCGTTGTTCAATTCATAAATGATAGTATAGTAACTACACCCCTATAGAAGGAAGAAAATAATGAATGTAACTAATTGTCAGTTGAAGCAAGTTCTTGAACAGATGCTTGCAGAAATGCCACCGTCAGGCGGCGGTAATACAACAACTGTGGTGGCTGGTGACGGTATTAGTGTGGACGAAAATCCTACAGGTACTTTCACAGTCGCGAACACTATGGTTCCTGTAATTTATGAGGGCGTAAATGATAATGCTGGCACTAATTTCGTTGTGTTTGTTGATACAGTAAATGAACGTGTTAACCTTATGGGCGGTCTGATAACTATAGGTGTGCTGCCATCCAACGATTTATATTTCGCAGTATTCAGAGGGGACATATCCCAGTTTCCAATAATGGTGAATATGGATGATGTGGATGGGCTAACTTGGTTAACGCCCGCTTATGAAGGTGGCACACCATATCCCGCGCTATTACTATATTATATGTCCTCGGCTGGTGGGGGAGTTCTGTTAGGAGTGCGTGTATTTCAGGCAATTCCGCCTGGTCTATATTATCTTTCAAGCACTGGAATAGTAGGATGGAACTAAAATGAATGTAACTAATTGTCAATTGAAGCAGGTTCTCACTCAGATGATGGGTGAAATTCCTACAGGGCCTTCTGTGGATATTCTGGCCGGTAATGGTATTAGTGTGGACGAAAATCCAGCAGGCACGTTCACTATCACCAACACGGGCGAAACCGACCCGTTGAATATTATTGCTGGTGAGAATGTTTCAGTTCTCAAGGATGGTAATGATGTTACCATTAGTGCTATTGCTAATGTTGTGGAAGCTTATGGTGCGATGAATTTGGTGCCTCTGGCATCTAAGAACGCACAATTTCCTGACGCGCCAGTAATGAAAGAGTTGATTCTTGTAGATGCACAAGGCGGCACGACAGGTAATCTGTTGGTGATTAACCCTTGGAAACTCGTTCTGGCCAATAACGTGAATCCGCAATTTGCGGACGCAGACGGAAACCCCGTCACTAATTCTAGGTTCGATTTTTATTTGCCTTACAATACGCCATTGTTTTTAGGTGAATACAATATGACCGATATGGTTATTGACACGCCTCAGCGTATCGACGTTCCTATCAACCTTTACGTTGACCAGGGTAATCCTCCCGATACTAATGAGGGAATCCCGACCTGGTTGAATTGCAGCACAATTTTGACGCTGCATCTCACACCGGGTGGCATTAACCCTAACGGTTCGATTCTATTGACGTTGCAAACCGTTGTGGCCGATGCTACAGCCGGTTTCTATTTCATGCAGGATTACAACTGGTATATGCCAGGAACAACTATTGCACTGTAATGTCTGCCGTACCTAGTAACCATATTCTGCGAAATCCACAGTCGCAGATTATGGTTATGTACGACGAAACAAATACAGCACCCGACGGTACCGTTTATATCAAATCACACGGTTCTGACCGTGATTGGATTAAGAACGTGACAAGTAATTCTTCCGTTACAATTCTGGATAACGGGAGTGGGGAGGGGTCGGGAACAGCCGGTGGAAGTGCGCCCACTAATCCACCGGCTGTTAACGGCATTGACCCTAATGCTGTACGGCAGGCGTTCGTTTCATACATGAACAGTCACAATAACATTTATCAAATCACGTCTGGATATATGTATGTGGCGGGCCCGTGTGGATATAATTCAACAGCGGGCCATCAAGCTAACGGTTGCACAACACTTGCAGCATGGTACGCTGAACAGTATTGTGGAATATATGGTGGTGCAGGTAACGGTGAAGATGTGGCAGCAGATTACGCACCAGCACTCGGCGTTACCGTTTCCAGTCAGCCGTGTGTAGGTGTGAGCTTCTATTCAATACCCGACGATAATTTGACTACAGGGTGGGGACACTCGCTACCTGCAAACGGTGCAGGACACACAGGGTTAGTTTTTTGGAACGGAACAAGTGGTACAATACTTTACGGTGGTTGCGGTTTAGGTGCAAACATCGTTATGAAAACGGTCACGTCAATTCCGGGTGATATGACTTTCGCTTGTGCTAACGGAAAGGTGCATCCATAATGGGGAATGTCGGTATTCCTAAATCTGCACGCTATGACCCTTCTGGACTCTTGGGCTCACCCTCACCCGTCAACATTATTGTTGGTGCGCGTTCGTTAGGAAAAACTTATGGTTTTACAAAAAGAGCCGTTCGGAATTGGATTGAAAAGAAAGAGGAATGGATTTATTTACGACGCTATGATACGGAGCTTAAAGATTCCAAGACGGGAGATACGGGTTCATTCTTCTCGCAGATTGAGAGCAACCAGGAGTTTCCAGAATGGGAGTTGCGTACACTCGGAAATCTTATGCAGATACGCAAAACATCTCCAGAAGAAGTGCCTGATAAAGAGAAACCGAAATGGCAAACTTTCGGTTATTTCCTTGCCCTATCGAAAGCCCAAAGCTACAAAGGCTTGAACCTTGCTAAAGTGTCAATGATAGTATTCGACGAGTTCATTCTGGAACGTCGCGTGCCGCCCTATTTGCAGGGTGAGCCTGACAGGCTAATGAACCTATGGGAAACTGTTGACCGGCGTAATGACCGAGTTAAGGTATTCATGCTCGCCAATGCCGCAGATATTGTCAACCCATATTTCACACAGTGGGGACTACAGCTACCAACCAAGGGCAAGACCAAGACATATAAATATCGTGGTAGTTCAATTACCATTCAATATGCTGACGATGCAGAATTCCGTAAATACTCGAAAGCTACGAATATTGGTGCGTTCACCTCTGGTTCCAGCTACGAACAATACGCACTTGAAAACTCGTTCCTCAATAATACCACAGAACTTATCGGAGACAAACCGTCTACCGCGCATTTCCATTACTCGCTTGTATTCAACAATATCGAATACGGTGTGTGGATAGATTACAAGCGCGGAGATTTCTATGTGAACCGTAAGATACCTGACCAAGAGCATCCCACGTTCACACTAATTCGAGATGATATACGACCAAATATACTCATGCTCGAAAGAATAAATCCTCTCATGCGTGCGCTTAAACGTGCTATAATGGAAGGGTACACATATTTCGATAGTGTACAAACTCGTTCCAACTTTCTGGTTGGAATGGAACTACTAGGAATAAGATAGAAGGATAACATGGGAAGCCTTGACCAATATATGTTTTCAGGTGGTGAAACGGGTGAACCGCAAGTAATTGTTGATGGCCCGTGGCCCGAAAATCCAGACTCGTCAGACGATTTGGATACTGTTGCAGAATCCGCACCAGAAGTAACAGAAGCACCATATGAAGATGCTGACAGTATGGGACTCGAAATTCAGCAGTCAGAAAACAATAACATCGTAGCCGAAATCACTGAATCATCAGTAGAAGAAGCGGCTGAAGAAGTTGCACAACCTGAAGAAGAACGCGCTGAAGAAGTACATGACGCTCGCGCTGAAGCAGAAGATGGACACGCTGATATGCAAGAACGCGACACCGAATGGGATGATAACCATGACTAAAGCTGAGCAACAGAAAGAAATGGAAACCTACACGGCTGGTGAAGAGGGAAAAGATTTCAAGGTGCCGAAAGACCAGAAAGACACACCTTGTCCCGACTGCCCGCAATACGATATGGGTAAGGAAGGTGCATATTAAATGACTGTACTATCGAACGCTCAGAATAATGTTGGACAACTCGCAAAGAAATTCATCCAATACTGGGGACGTGGAAAAGGTGAAGCCTGGTGTGCAGACTTTGCCGGATATTGCGTCCAAGAAGCAGGACATAAAATCCCGCTACCATTCTACGGCAACGTCACCGACCTT